AGTACACACGCACCGAAGATGCACAAAGATTTAAGAGAGATTTACCACGAGATATTTAATCAAGACCTCACAGGAAAGTTCAAGAGTGAGTTATTGAATCAATCAGGGAACACCGAAGTGACAGACAGCTTTGAACTTGGCACATTAGATGTGTCGGCACTAAACGACTGCACTTACATGTTCTCTTAATTAACAAAACACATAGAAGGAGAGATAAGATGGCGATTAAAGCTAGAACAAGACACCCACAAACAGTGACACCAGTAGGTACAGCTAAGTATCCATATGTTAACACACCTAACACTAGGTTTAACGATGAAGGTGAGTACAGTTGTGATATAATAATAACAAAGGAAGAAGCAGATGCTTTGAACTTACAATTCCAACCTTTATTCGATGCTGAATATCAAGCTAAGTTAGAGGAGTTAGGAAAGAAAAAGTTAAAACTATCTGATGCACCTGTGCGTGAAGATGATGAAGGTAACTGGGTAGTCAAAGCAAAACTAAAGAATGTACTTCCTGGTACTTATAAGAACGGTGACCCAAGAGCTGCAAAATCTATTGCTTTGTATGATTCACAAGGTAAACCTTTAAAGGATACATTGGTAAGAGGTGGATCAAAGGTTAAGTTAGCAGTGCGTCCAAGGTTTTGGTATGTCGCATCGACTGGGTTTGGAATGAGCCTTGATTTGTTAGCAGTCCAAGTCATCGAGTTAGGAGATGGTGGTCTCAGTGATAAAGCAGCTGAAAGCTTTGGGTTTACTGAAGTTGAAGGCGGCTATGTTAACGGAGGTGAATCACTCGAAAAAGCACTCGATGCCGAAGAAGAAGAAGACATCATTAAGGCAGACTTTTAGGTCGGGCTTTGAAGAGAGAATAGCAAACCAACTTAAAAGGTGTGGGGTCTGCTACTCTTACGAGTCGTTAGTCATTGAGTACGAGAGACTTAGTACCTATACTCCTGACTTCATCTTACCTAATGGAATCATTATTGAAACTAAAGGTAGGTGGGTCACGGAGGACAGGTCTAAACATCTGTTAATCAAACAACAACATCCTGATTTAGATATTAGGTTGTTATTTCAAAACGCATACAACAAGATTCGTAAGGGTAGCAAGACTACCTATGCCATGTGGTGTGAAAAGAAAGGAATATTATATGCACATAAACAAATACCAAAGTCATGGCTTTCACTAGAACGCATCAGCAGTGTGCAAAGTGTGGATCGAGTGACGCTCTTGCGGTCAACGATGACGGAAGCACAAAATGTTTCAGCTGTGATTCATACAGTCGAGGCAGACAACAAACTATGACAATACCTACAACTAATAACGACACCTCATTTATCACAGGTAAAGCACAGGAGATAGCTAGGAGGAACTTAACTAAGGAGACTTGTCAGAAGTGGGGATATCAGATTGGTACACACAACGGAGAACCAGTTCACATAGCTAACTACAAGAGTAGGAACGGAGCACTTGTCGCACAGAAACTACGATTCGCTAACAAAACTTTCTCAATCAAAGGAGAGCTGTATGGCTTATACGGACAGCACCTTTGGAGTAGTGGTGGAAGAAGAGTGGTAGTGTGTGAAGGTGAGATTGATGCACTATCTGTAAGCCAAGCATTCGGTAACAAGTGGGCTGTTGTATCTGTACCTAACGGAGCAGGTGGAGCAAAGAAGTATGTATCACAAGCTATCGATTGGTTGGAGTCCTTTGAGAAGGTAATCTTCTGCTTTGATAATGATGATCCAGGAAGAGATGGAGCAGCTAAATGTGCTGCATTATTGACACCAGGAAAAGCACACATTGCAGAGTTACCTCTTAAAGATGCTAACGATATGTTAGTGGCAAAGCGTAGCGAGGAGTTGGTGACAGCTTTATGGCAAGCTAGAGAGTATAGACCTGATGGGATAGTTAGTGGTGAGGACATATGGCAAGCTGTTATAAAGGAGGACACCTCTGAATGTCAGCCCTATCCATATGCTTCGCTAAACACTATGACACATGGACTGAGGAGAGGGGAGTTGGTGACACTTTGTGCTGGATCAGGGATAGGTAAGTCCTTGTTCTGTCGTGAAGTATGTCACCATCTCCTTGGACTTGGAGAGACAGTAGGTTATATAGCACTGGAAGAATCAGTCAGACGAACTGCACTTGGTATCATGGGTATCCATCTTAACAAACCGTTACACCTTGAGAATGATTTGAAGGAGGAGGAGTTACGGAAAGCATTCGATGAGACAATGGGTAACAAGAACTTCTATACCTATGACCACTTCGGAAGTACGGAGAGTGATAACCTGTTAAGTAAGATTAAGTACCTGTGCAAGGGATTAGGTTGTAAGTGGATATTCCTTGACCATCTATCTATTGTAGTTAGTGGTATCCAAGGAGATGACGAACGCAGGTTAATTGATAACACGATGACACAACTTAGAAGCTTAGTGGAAGAGACAGGATGTGGAATGGTGTTAGTGTCTCACCTTAGAAGACCACCGAATGGTGGAGGACATGAAGAGGGTGGAGTCACTAGGTTATCAGACCTAAGAGGTAGTCATTCGATACCACAACTCAGTGATATGGTAATAGGACTAGAGAGAAACCAACAAAAAGAAAACAATAACGAAACAAAAGTAAGAGTCTTAAAGAATAGATTCTCAGGTGAGACTGGGCTTGCTACTACCTTGTTATACGATCAAGACAGTGGCAGGTACACAGAAGATGAGGATGTATTCAAAGACAAAACAACAACAACCAACAACGGAGCGAGTCCGTTTTAATAATATGAAAAAGAAAACAAAAGCAGAGTTCACTGATATGTGTATTAACTTAGCTAAGGACACTGACCCAGAGAACAGAGTAACAGATAATGATTGGTTAAGAGCTTTAAGGAAACTTATACCATATCAAAAATTAATTAAACAACAAAACATACAAACAAAAGAAAGGAATTGAGATGAGTTTAGGATACAAAACAACACACGATTTAATAAAAGTAGCTGCTTTTTTAGATTATTTATCTACATTAGATTTTAAAAAGGATGAAGCACCAACTACAGAAGAGATTAAAAGATATAGAAATAGCATACATAGTGTAGTATATGAGAGTGTGCGACATTTCAATCCTAAGAAAGATAAAGAAAGATGGCGAAAGGGTATTGAAAAAGCACATAAAGATTGTTTGTTTTATCAACAAATTGTAGAGAGTAAAGTAGATTTACCTGAGAGTTTGAACGCTTGGCATTTAGCATATCAAAGATTTGAAAGCTGGAAAGAAATGCAACCTGAAGGAGTAAAACACTTAGGACCACAACCCAAAGACCCTAACGATCACACAGAAGCTAGGATAGGAACAGCACAAGCATAATGAAAATACTATTCTTTGATATAGAAACAAATGGGATTGAGGACTTCACTAATCTGAGTGACCTCAAGGTCTGTCATTGCTTGTCGATCTACGATCCAATAGCAGGTAAGATGATTACCTTTAGTGGTGATGGGATAAAGGAAGGAACAAGGATGTTAGCTAAAGCTGACAAGATCATCGGACATAACATCGTAGGTTTTGACCTACCTGTGTTAGCTAAGTTGTATGACTTCTACCCTCCATTAGTTCAAGTACAAGATACACTGGTAATGAGTAGGTGTATATACCCTGACCTTAGAGAGGACGACTTCAAGCGAAAGGACTTTGATCCTAAGATGATTGGTAGTCACAGCTTGAAAGCTTGGGGACACAGGATGGGTAAGATGTTAAAGCTTACTTACGGAGAGAACGAAGATGCTTGGGACAGCTACAATGATGAGATGAAGAAGTACTGTGAACGAGATGTCCTTGTTACCAAGACCTTGTACGAACACTTCCTTAGTAAAGAACCCAGTAAGAAGATGGTAGACATAGAACATTGGTTCGCTTACATCATACGCTTACAGGAAAGTAAAGGGTTTGGGTTTGATATAGCAGCAGCAGAAGTGTTAGAACAAAAGTTGATTCTGTTAAGAGCAAAGCTACAAGATAAACTACAAGCTATGTTTGAACCTACCGTTAAGAAGATGAAGACTCCGAAGGGATACGCATTAACTATTGAACACATGGACGGAGTAGAAGTAATCAACGCACCTACAAAAGCAAAGTTAAAAGCTATACTAAAAGAAAGAGGTATGGTACAGAACTTAGTTAACAAAGCTGAAGCACTTGATGTAAAGGAGGAGATCATACCTTTCAATCCTGGTAGCAGGAAGCAGATCAAAGAACGCTTTGAAGAACTAGGATATGAGATACCTGTCAGTGAAGACGGTAAGACTATAAAGGTGGATGAACCTACTCTTAAAAAGATAAACCACCCAGCTGCCAAGCTTCTGCTAGAGTATTTGTTAGTCGTAAAAAGACTAGGAGCTTTGGCTGAAGGCGAGAATGGGTGGCTTAAATTAGTAAAAGATAAGAGACTACACGGACGAGTCAATACAAACGGTGCAGTCACAGGTAGATGTACACATTCCAAACCTAACTTAGCACAAGTACCAGCTACAAGAGCAGAGTACGGTGAGGAGTGTAGAAGTTTATTCATCCCACTTAACGGTAATGTATTAGTAGGTGTTGACGCTAGTGGGTTAGAGTTAAGAATGTTGGCACACTACCTAGCTATTTGGGACGGTGGTGAGTACGCTAGGAATATATTAGAGGGTGACATCCACACAGTTAATCAACAAGCTGCTAAGTTAGAGACGAGAGACCAAGCTAAGACATTCATCTATGGATTCTTATACGGTGCAGGTGACGCAAAGATTGGACAGATAGTGGAAGGTTCAGCAAGAGAAGGAGCAATCTTAAAGAAGAAGTTCCTGTCTAACTTACCTGCGTTAAAGATATTGAAGCTAAAGATAGAGGAGAAAGTCAGACGATCTGCTTGTTTAACAGGACTAGATGGTAGAGTATTACCTGTCAGATCAGAACACGCTGCACTTAATATGTTACTTCAATCAGCAGGTGCTGTGGTTATGAAGGTAGCACTGATAAAGTTACACAACAAACTACAGCAGTTAGGATGGCAACACGGTAGGGAATATTCTTTTGTTGGTAATATCCACGATGAGTTCCAAGCTGAAGTTAAACCTGACCTAGCTGAGACATACGGAGAGTTAGCAATCAAAGCAATCCAAGCAGCAGGTAAAGACTTAAAGTTGAACTGTCCTATGGATGGTGAGTATAAGATAGGTAAGTCATGGGCAGAGACACACTAGAGCTTGAACACGATTACTACTTGAAGGTTGCCGAATTGTACGATACAGTTGACCTAACATTTCCTATGCCCTCATCAAACACACAACGAATAGGAGCGATAGCAGAGTCTAGGTTTATAACAGAGTGTTTAGAAAGAAACTTTGAACCGCACCTACCTACCACACCCATGCCTTGGGACTTTATTGTTACTTGTCCAGCAGGTACTTTAAAAGTTCAGATCAAAGCTTCAAGCAGGAAGTCATCTGTTAATACATACTGTATAAATAGTGGGACAGGATGTAAGAGTAAGGATACTATGTGTGAAACAATAGATGTTGTTGGGTGTTATATTATACCTGAGCAAACTTGGTGGATGATACCGAGAAAAGAAATAAAAGGAGTAACACTAAAGTTAAACATCCTACCAGATAGTAAATCAAAATATAAAAAATACCAAGAGAACTGGAGCATATTCTATGAGTAAAACAACCATACTAATTGACGCAGATGTATTAGCATTTGAATCGTCAATCATAGCACAAGAAAATATACAATGGGAAGAAGAGCTTTGGACTGTACACGCAGACATGACAGTAGCAAAGGAACGAGTCATTGGAAGGATAGAACAATTCAAAGACTTACTCAAAGCTGATGAAGTAGTGTTAGCGTTAAGTGACAGAGCAAACTTCAGAAGGAAACTATTCCCTGAGTACAAGTCTAACAGAAGGAAGTCAGTGTTACCTGTCATCTTAAAACCTATGAAGGAATGGATGATCAATGAACTAGACGCACAACTGTGGGCTAACATAGAAGCAGATGATATACTAAGTATCCTTGCTACTGAAAGACCTAACAGACAAGACAAGCGAGTAATAGTATCTATAGACAAGGACTTCAAAGGAGTACCAGGAATATTTTATGACTATAACAAAAAAGAATATCACGAACCTACAGAACAAGAAGCAGATAACTTCCACTTGATACAGACATTGATGGGAGATTCTACGGATGGATTCAGTGGAGTCAAAGGAGTTGGTCCTGTTGCAGCTGAGAGATGGTTGAATGATAACGGATACACTTGGGAATCTGTTGTTGCTTTGTATGAGAAGAAGGGACAGACAGAACAGGATGCTTTAACAAATGCTTGGATGGCAAGACTACTAAGAAAAGAACAATACAATAAAAAACAAAAACAAATAACAAAATTATGGACACCGAAGAACTACCAAACCACGGACAAAAGGAGAATTACATCACAGGTGCACAGCGTGACAGGGCTACTGGACGAGGACGATTCAGCCTTATTCCTCCAATCGCCCTTCGATCCCTTGCCAAACGATTTGAAGACGGAGGAAGACTCTACGGAGACAACAACTGGCACAACGGATTCCCATTAAGTAGATTAATAGATAGTATGAATAGACATCTGTTAGCGTTGAACGAAGGAGATGACAAGGAAGATCACGCAGGTGCTATACTGTGGAATGCCAGTGCTTTCCTGTGGACCGAGGATCAAATTAATAAAGGTAACTTACCTCAAGAACTAGATGACAGGAGTTACATAAACAAATGATCGCACCAATAAAAGATGACGAACCTTTAAAAGCTGATGGATTTGATGAAGCTATTATAGGTGTGGATTATAAACAAGGTAAGTTTGTGTACGCTATAGAACTTATGTTAGAGAAGATGATGCAAGAACCTAGTAACATGACAATGGAAGAAGCTATAGAATACTTTGACTTCAACATAGGATGTGCTTATGTAGGAGAGATGACACCAATATACATATGGACTAATACAGATGCTGATGAATAACGAAGAAGAACTACTACCAGCTATAAGTGAAACTTTAGTTAAAAGATTAGAGAAACTATTTCCTGATAAATGTCCTGACTTGACGAACACAGAAAAAGATGTTTGGTTTAAAAGTGGACAAGTGTCTGTAATTAGATTTCTAAGACAAACTTATAACGAACAGCTTCAACAAAACATCTTAACAAAAGACTAACTATGTGTATGTCAACACCAGATATTCCTCCTCCTCCACCACCTCCAGCACCACCACCTCCACCACCTCCTGTTGCTGAAGCACCTAAGACTGTCAGACAAACACAGCCTAAGAAGAGGAGAAGAGGAGCACAAGCTCAGTTAGCACGAACTGCTAGACCTACACTAGGTGGAATGTCAGGCGGTACTGGTGTTAATATGTCTTAACAAATTTTTATTAACTAATAACTATATATTATCATGCTTCGCACACTCTCAAAAAAGACTTTGCTATCATCTGTTACTTCAACAGGGGCTGGCAGTTCATTCTCAGTAGAGCGTTCTAAGGGTTGGACCTTTGTAATCGCTTCTTCATCAGTAAGTTCAGGAGGTACAGTAGACATAGAAGCCTACATCGGTGGTGCTTGGTATGTTGTTCACTCTGAAGTAGTAACAGCAGACGGAGCAGTAATGGTCAGAGATGATCACGGACACTACGAAAAGATAAGAGCTAATCTATCTGCTAGAACAGACGGTACTTACAGTGTATTCGCTACAGGTACTACAGACTCTCTTTAATTAGATGTCTTTGATATTCACAGATCAGCTTGACAAACCAAGTGAGATCACACCTCTTCCTGATAACTTGATTCGCCCTATCTTTGGAGCTTTATATGGTTTCGATAACAGCGACAGCGTAGATAACGCTTTGCAAACAGAGGCTGGAGAGTTCATGGTTACAGAGGGGGGAGATTTCTTACTGTTTGAACCAGTTGTATAAAATAAAATAATAAAATGGCTAATAAAAAATTTACAGAACTTGATAACCTACCGAGTCCAGCAGGTGCAGATATACTTGCTATTGTTGATGATGTAGCAGGTATAGCTACCACTAAAAAGGTAACAGCAACTAACCTAATGACCCTTGCACCTGTTCAATCAGTAGCAGGAAGGATAGGTACAGTCACAGTCGATGCAGGTGATTTAACAGACGGAGATTTTGGCGGTACTGCGATCCTTGGTTTTGATGCTAGTATAAATGATCAAACAGGAACTGCATACACTTTATTAGCTAGTGATAATGGTAAGGTAGTAGTCCTTAATAATGGATCAGCAGTAACTGTAACAGTACCTAGTGGATTGGGTGCTGGGTTTAATTGTTCGTTCGTTCAGAAAGGTGCTGGTCAAGTTAGCTTTAGTGCTTCAGGTACTACGATTAACAACAGACAATCTCACACTAAGATCAATGCTCAGTATGGTGTAGCTAGTATAGTAGCTTACGCAGCTGACACCTTTGTTTTAGCTGGAGACACAGCTTCCTAAGAATGTTCGTTCTTCCTACATTCAGTCTTGGGGTAGTAGGTAGTCCCACTTCAGTTTTTGACAGTAGTTTAACATTCCCAACCATTCAGGTATTTAACACTGAAGCAGACTTCATTTCCAACACAGACGCACCTAACTACACTATCATCCACGCTAAAGACACCAATAGTTTGTATGTTTGGGTAGGTTCTTTTTGGCGAGTTTTCCAATCAAATTAATAAATATGAGTACACTTAATACTACCACTTCCTCAAGTCGTCCTAGTTTAGGTTCATCCGATATAGGTAAATCATACTACGAGACTGACACTAACAAAATAATAGTTTGGGACGGTGTAGGTTTTGACGAATACAATGCAGATTATATAGCTAATCCAGCTTTCGTTAATGGATTTGCTCTTAATTTTGACGGTACTAACGACAAGGTCAGTATACCGCACAACTCAGCCTTAAACGGTACAAACGGTTTTACTATTTCTGCTTGGGTAAATCACAATGGTTCACTCAGCGGTTACCCACAAATTGTCAGCAAGCGAACTGGTAATACTGCGTATCAGTTTAACATTAAAAACACAGGTGAATTATATTTTGGTGTAGATGCGACATCTTTCGTTTCAGGAAGTACTTCATTATCGTCCAATACTTGGTATCATGTTGCGGTTACTTGGACTAACGGAACAGGGGCTGTTGCTTTTTATGTAAATGGATCATCGGACGGTACAGGGACATCAAAATCTTCGATAACTAGCAATACAGGAGCGTTTGAAATCGGGAAAAATCCTGGCTTTACTAATTGGTTTGGGGGGGCGATGGATGAAGTGGTGTTTTATGATTATGTATTGACACCGACAGAAATGAATAGCCTCGTTCAAACCATTAGTAGTACTTTAAAACCTAACGATGCAAATACTTTAAGCCCTGTAGGTTGGTGGAGAATGGGAGATAGTACTGGAGATACTTCATCGACTATAGTAAATGCCGCAACAGGAGCAAATACTGCTGGTTCATCCATAAACGGTTCAATATCAGGGGCTACATCTAGAGATTTAAGCACTATTCCTGACTCAATTTATAATTCGTAACCATGAGAACATATATAATAGTCAGTTCCACTGAAGCTAGTAACTTTGATTTCAGTCAGTTAGTAGACAACGATGAATCGTCCAGCCGTAAGAGCTTAGACGGTAGTAAGATACTAGCACGATTTGAAGGTGACATTCCTAGCTTTTTAATAGGTGAACAGCAATACACTCAAGAAGAGATACTCCCGATAACAAACGGTACTGAGTGGTCTAACCCTGACGGTGTATAAGATGCAAGAAACAGCACAAGGGCTATACCACTCCTTAGAGAACCAACGGTGGTCTTTCTTAGATAGAGGTCGTACCTCATCTGAGTTGACTATTCCTTACATAATGCCGCCTGATGGTCATAGTCACGCTACTAAGTACTACACACCATATCAAGGAGTAGGAGCTAGAGGAGTTAACAACTTAGCATCTAAATTACTATTAGCTTTGTTACCACCTAACGCTCCATTCTTCCGTCTTGTTATTGACAGATATGAATTAGATAAAGCAAAGCAGGAGTTAGGACCAGAGGGAGGAGAGCAGTTACGATCTGACTTAGAGAAAGCACTAGCAGATGTAGAACGAAGTGTATCTCAAGAAGTAGAAGTAGAAGCATTTCGAGTAGGAGTGTTTGAAGCGTTAAAGAATTTATTAGTGACAGGAAATACTTTGTTATACTTACCTGATGACGGTGGGATGAGAGTATTCAGACTTGATAGGTACTGTGTAAAGAGAGACCCGATGGGCAATGTAACACACATAGCTATTAAAGAAACTGTTGCTCCAATGATGTTACCTGAGTCTGTAAGAGAGGAAGTATATCGTCAAGAGAAAGAGAATAGCTGTGACTTGTACACCTCTGTAGTTAGAGAAGGTAATGAATTTGTAGTACAACAAGATGTAAAAGGAATTGTTATTGAAGAGTCAAAGGGTAGGTATCCTATCGAGAAGACTCCGTTTCTACCTCTTAGATATACAAGGATAGATGGTGAAGACTATGGTCGTGGATTTGTAGAGGAGTACATTGGTGATCTTAAATCTTTAGAGTCGTTAACAAAAGCGATAGTCGAAGGTAGTGCAGCAGCAGCTAAGGTATTGTTCATGGTTAATCCTAACGGTACAACCAGGGCTAAGACTTTATCTGAATCTCCTAACGGTGCAATTGTACAAGGTAGTGATGGAGATGTATCTGTCTTACAACTTAACAAGTTCAATGACTTCCGTACTGCACAAGGAGTAATGAATGGGATTAGTGATAGACTATCTCAAGCTTTCCTACTTAACAGTGGTGTAGTCAGAGATGCAGAACGAGTAACAGCAGAGGAGATAAGAATGTTATCTCAAGAGTTGGAAGCTGCACTTGGTGGTCTGTATTCTTTATTATCACAAGAGTTTCAAATGCCTGTCGTTACTAGGTTAATGGCAAGGATGAATAAAGAAGGAAGACTTCCTAAGTTACCTAAAGACATTGTTAAACCTACTATTGTTACTGGTGTTGAAGCACTAGGACGAGGTAATGATTTACAAAAGCTTGATCTATTCCTTGCAGGAGCTAATCAAATCGTTGGTCCACAAGCAGTTGCAGAATATGTTAATGTATCTGACTACTTCAAAAGAAGAGCTACAGCGTTAGGTATCGAGACTGAAGGATTGATCAAGACAGAAGAAGAAATTCAACAAGCTATGCAGCAAGCCCAACAACAAGAGATGATGATGAAGTTAGGTCAACCTGCTGTAGCACCTGCTATCAATGCTGCACAAGAGCAGTACATGGCATCACAACAACCACAAGAAGAGTAACAGAGAGATATGGCTGAATTACACCGAGTAGAGATAAATGAGAGAGCACCACAGGAGATTGACCCAGAGTCAGAAGAAGCTGTTGATGCAGTATCTGAAGAACAAACACAAGAAACGCAAGAGGATAGACCTGAGTGGTTACCTGAGAAATTCAAGAGTCCTGAAGACATGGCTACTGCCTATAGTGAACTTGAAAAGAAGATGGGATCGAAAGAACAGGAACAAGAAGAACAACCACAAAGCGATGAACAACAAGAGGACACCGATACAGAAGATACGAATACTAATACTGTTATTACTGAAGCTAGTAAAGAGTTCTTTGAGAATGACGGTGTTATATCTGAAGAGACCTATAAGAATCTTGCTGAGGTTGGGTTACCGAAGGAGTTAGTAGATAGCTACGCTGCTGGTCAACAAGCACTACAACAAAGTGAAGAAGGTAGTATCAAAGCTGTCACTGAAGGTAATTGGGATCAAATGGCTGAGTGGGCTGCTAACAATCTATCACCTGAAGAAGTAAATACTTTTGATGACATCGTACAGAACGGTAGTGTTGAACAAGCTAAACTTGCTACCAAAGGATTATACGCACAATTTAAAGCAGAGAACGGAGTTACTCCTAAGTTGGTACAAGGTGCTGTAAATGGTTCATCTACAATGCCTTTTAAATCTAATCAAGAACTTGCTCGTGCAATGTCTGATCCTCGATACAAGAGTGGTGACAAAAGTTATCACGAAGAGATTGACAGACGCATCGCAGTTAGTCACAATTACCTGTAGTTTTATTTGGTAGGTTCATATATATGAAGCCTTGGACTCCATCTTTTTTCTTGCCAGTGTTGGTTCTGGTTCTTTTAGGTGGATGTTCCAAGGCTTCTTTTTATCCGTTAGCAGGAAGTGTGGGAGGAGCAACAGTGGGTGCTTTAGGTGGTCCTGGTCCTGCTGCTGGTGGTGCTGCCCTTGGATGGGGGATAGGAGAGGGAGCTAAATTGATGGAAGAGAATAAAGGATTAGCTAACAAAGTAAAAGCAATCACTGAAGGAGATGTACAAAAACTTGTACAACAACAACTCAATGAAGAGATGGATAATGGATTCTTTGATTCTATGTTAGATGAGATATATGGGTTCTTGAAACTATGTCTTATCGGTGTTATCCTTTGGAATGTAGTACCGTTAATCTACACTCGCTATGTTCACAATAAAGCACAAAACAAATGAATAAACTCATAAAAATTTATAACTCACTTACAAAGAAGGAGAAAGCTATTGTCTTGACTGTTCTTTGCTTAGGTGGAATTATACTACTTAATTTACTTTAAATGACAATTAGTAAAGCTAATGTCAAGACCCACTGCGGTGGACAATCTCGATCAAAGGTTCTAACGAAAGTCACAACAAATACATACACAATTATAAACTTAAAATAGGAGATCATATATTATGGCAGGAGAAGGTATAACAGACCCCAGTCGTGTAGGTCAGATTAATTCTGTTGGTGGCTCAGATGCTGCTGACAATGCGTTGTTTCTTAAAAAGTTCAGTGGAGAAATTCTACAGACCTTTGAGGAGTCCAATGTTTTCAAACCCTTACACACTATTCGTACAATTGAGAACGGTAAATCCGCTCAGTTCCCAGTAACAGGTATTGCAACAGCTAATTACCACACACCAGGCGAGAACATCGCTGAAGAAGGTGGTTCTAGTAGCACATACCTCAGCGACATTAAGAAAGCTGAACAGACAATAACTATCGATAAGATGCTTGTTGCTTCTACTTTCTTAGCTAACATTGATGATGTAAAGAATCACTACGACATTCGTTCAGTTTACGCTAACGAGTTAGGTAAAGCTCTTGCACTTCGATTTGACACTGCTATCTCTAAGACATTCATTGCTGCTGCTCGTAGCTCTGCTGTTATCACAGGTGGTAAGACAGGTGGACAACTTGATGTTGCTAACAATGACTTCAGTGCAGGTGATGTTGCTGGTACTCCAGCTGCTGTTACAGGTGCAGAGTTAATTACTGCTTTGTTCACAGCTGCTCAAAAGCTTGACGAGAACGATATTCCTGGTGATGGACGCTTTGCAGTTCTTCGTCCTAGTGAATACTACAAACTTATTACAGGAGGTAGCGGTGCAGTTGCTATCAATACTTCTGCTGCTAATAAAGATGTAGGAGGTTCAGGATCACTTGCTTCTGGTAGCATTGCACAAGTAGCTGGTATCCAAATCTATAAGTCAACTCACATTCCATCAACTGATTTATCAGCTGTTACTACTGGAGACGGTGCTGCAAGCAATGATGTTTTCGGTGCAGGTGGAGCAGGATACAACGGTGACTTCCGCAATAGCTTGGGTATCGTAGGACACTCAGCTGCTGTTGGAACAGTTAAGTTACTTGATCTTGCTACTGAGTCTGAATATCAGATTGAGCGTCAAGGTACATTGTTCGTTGCTAAGTATGCTATGGGACACGGAATTCTCCGTCCTGAGTGTGCTATCGAACTTGTTTCCTAACTTAGGATTCTCTCTTCGGTGTTGGGGAGGGGGACTGCGTAGCGGAATCCCTTCCCTTCACTGATATTTTTATTTATTAAGCTATGGCACTGACAACGAAACTAGAAGCGGTAAACATAATGGTCTCTGTAATAGGAGAATCACCTGTTAATACTTTAAGCGGAACAAGCGTTCCTGTTACCGTTACACAAGCAGTCCATGCGTTAGAAGAAACTAGTAAAGCTATCCAATCAGAAGGATGGCATTACAATACAGAGTATGATTATCCATTAGTACCAGATTCTAGTACTAGTAAGATTACTCTTCCGATTAACACTTTAAAGGTAGACTTAGACCCTGAGATATACACAGACTCTGATCCTGTACAAAGAGGTACTACACTGTACGATAGGAAGAACCACAGAGATACTTGGACTAAGGACTTAAAAGCTATTATTACTTTTGAGTTGGATTTTGAAGAACTACCTGAACAATTTAGACATTACATAGCTGTTAAATCAGCTAGAATCTTTGCTGCTAGGTTCTTAGGCAGTCGTGAGATAGAAGGATTTGCTTTGAGAGATGAGATAGAAGCAAAAGCTAGAGCTATTGAGAGCGACTCTGAGAATGCAGACAGAACTATATTTGATAACTACAGCGTACTAAGAGTACTTGACAGGTAAAGATGCCACTGCTTAACACCAGTATTCCTAACCTTGCCCAAGGTGTATCACAACAACCTGACAATTTAAGATACCCTGGACAGTGTGATGAGCAGATAAATGCTTGGTCAACTGTAGTAGAGGGACTTGTTAAAAGACCTAACAGTAGGTTCTTAAATCAAATCAACGCACAGCTAGGTACTAATCTTACAGCTGAGATATTTACTCACTATGTTGATAGAGATAATGACAATAGATATGTTATTACTTACGACAGAGGTAACGGATTAAAAGCTTTTGATTTAGAAGACGGTGGACCAATGACTATTACTGTAGAGGACGCTACTGCTCAAGCTTATCTATCTGTATCGTCAGGTGACTTTAATCCTGTCAAAGACCTCAGAGCGTTAACCATTGCAGACTCTACCTTTCTAGTTAATAAAAATAAGACGGTAGCTAAGGACTCCACTTTTAAATCTAAGGACTTGGAAAAGGAAGCTTTGATATTTGTTAAGTTGGGAGACTACGAAAAGACATACGATGTATTTTTAGATGGTCAGCTAGTTGGAAATACAGGAGGATTACAAAGCAATAAGACACCTCCTGCTGGGCATACATATGAAAGTGGAACCGATTCAAGTGGAGAACACGCAGATACTGAGATTATAGCCGAAGATTTGCAGACTTGTATAAATGCTTTTGTAGGATCAGCAGGTACTGTAGAAAGTATTACTTTTAGCGGTACAGGAGCATCAGGATTTACACCCACAGGAGGTAATTTTAGGAGGAATGTTAGCTATACATATACTGTTAGTCAAACCGTAGGTGGTGGTGCTATAGCCACAGGTGCTGGAGGAGCTATTGTATTTAATTCAAGCGGACAAGTATCTAGTTCCACCTTAACTTTTAAAGGCACAGGATACGATTCAGACACTACTACATATCCATTGTCTGTATCTATTAAGAAGATAACTTCTATAGGAGTTGATAAAGGTATAAGAAGTATTAGCGGAAGATATTCTACGACATACGAAACAGAAGTTATCACAGGTGCTCCTTATACTTTACCTACCATATCTTCTTCCAGTGTATCAGGATCAACCACTAAGTTTACAACGGAAAGACAAGGTAGTGTTATAAAAATAATAGCTGATTCTGACTTTCAAATTAAAGTAGCAGATGGATTATCTGACCAAGCGTTAGGTGTTATATATAAAGAAGTAGACAGCATCACAGACTTACCTAAATCCTGTTTTGATCTGTTTAGAGTTAAGATCATGGGTGATGCAGACTTAGATCAAGATGATTACTATGTTAAATTTAAGACCAAGGATAATGAAGACTTCGGAGAAGGTAGTTGGATAGAAGAAGCAGGATGGACAAATGTAGGCACAGATAAGTCGGAGTCATTAGGTTTAGAAACATTCTTAGATCAAGACACAATGCCTGTAAGATTAGTACCTACTCCGTCCACAGGTAAGATCACAGGATTTACATTGAAGTTGATTGATTGGACACCTAGAGGAGCAGGAGATGACAACACTAATCCATTTCCATCTTTTACAGGTTCTACAATTAATGACATATTCTTCTTTAAGAACAGATTTGGAGTACTTACTGATGATGCTGTAGTGTTCTCTGAAGCAGATGAATATTTTAATTTCTTCAGGACTACCACACAATCTCTGTTAGACTCTGCTCCAATAGATGTAGGTGTATCACACACTAAGATTAGTATTCTTAAACACGCACAAGCTTTCCAAGAGAAGTTGATGTTGTTCTCTCCAAAGACTCAGTTTGTACTTAGAGGTGGAGATTTGTTAACACCTAAAACTGTTACTATATCACCTGTGACTGAGTTTGATGTATCGGAAACCATTCGTCCGTTAGCACTTAGTAGTTATATATACTTTAACTTTAAAAGAAATAACTTTGAAGGACTGCTTGAATACACAGTAGATAATAACACTGAGACATACAGAGCAGCTGAGATAACAGAACAGATAAATAAGTACATACCTACTAACATAGTCAGGATGGAAGGCAGTGCAGCTGAGAATATGGTGGTTGTACAATCAGATAGTGACTATAAGAAGCTGTATGTATATAAATACTTTTGGCAAGGGAACGAGAAGATACAGAGTGCTTGGATGACTTTCTCCTTTGCTAAGGATGTAAGAAGTTTCTACTTCATTGAGTCTACACTTTATGTTATAACTACCGACAGTATAGGTACTTACATTGAAACGATTCCTATGGAAAATGGATTGGTTGAAAGTGATAAGAACTATGCTTTATTGTTAGATCATAGACTTCCAGGTAGTTCTACTTTCTTAACTTTTCTAGGTTGGTATGTGAGTTCAACTGTTAATATTAACGGACAGAACATATCCAACGCTACTGAAATAGGTACACAGAGTGGGTTTAAATTCCAAACTGGTATGTCTTTATATACTAAGAATGGTAACAAAAGAGAATTAATCATAGATAACACAGACGATACAAGAGCAGTGGTGAAAGGATTGATTGCTGACTTTGTTAGTTATGGTGCTGATCCTGTACAGGTAGGAAATATTAAATACATCTGTACACAAACACATACATCAGACGCAGCTAAGAAGCCTGGAGAAGGTGCTGATTGGCAAAGCTATTGGAGGATTATAACAACAACTCAAGCAGCAGCGTCTTGGTCTAGTGGGCAGAGCTACACTGAAGAAGTGTTATATGTATGTACTAGAGGTCATGTATCTACTGATGCGAATAAACCTCCCTCAAGTCCTGAATGGGGATTAGCTGGTGCTTTTGCTTCTGCTGCTCCGCTATGGCAAGAAGGATATGAATACTTAGATAGTAATGATTTCTTCATAGGATTTGAATATGATATGTTATACAGGTTCTCTAAGCAGAACTTAAAACAACCTACAGAGAGAGGTGGACGGTCAGCATCTGATTACACATTCCAAACTATTCGTAACGGTAGTATTGAATATGCAGACACAGGACACTTCACTGTAGAAGTAACACCTAAATTTAGAGATAAATACACTTACACTTACAACCCAAGTTTGTTAGCCTCTGTCAGTACACTTAGTAAATTCACACCTGAGACTGGATTCTTTAAGTTTGCTGTACAAGCTCAACCTAATGATGCCACTATCGAAATTAAATCTTCTAGTGCTTTACCAGTGAAACTGTTAGCAGCAGAGTTTGAATCAACAATTATATCAAGGAGTAGAAGATATGGAAGTTAGAATTGAACCTTCTATGGCTGATCTAGATGCTCCTATGTTATACGAAGACTTACGAGAAGAAGATATGATGGAGTGTATAGGATTAATGCACCACCCTAGAGATGCTGTGTACGGATCATTTGAATCAAGTAGTAAGTGTTATAGCGTCAAGACATGTCAAGACGGTCTGTTAGCTTGCTTCGGAGTGAGTCCAAGAGATAACATAGGAATCGCTTGGTTGTTAGGTACTAGGAACTTTTATAAGATAAAGAAGAAATTTGTTAAGGAATCACAGCTTTGGATAGATGACTTGATGGATGGATTTGACTACTTAACAAACTATGTTATGGAAGCTAATACACTGAGTGTTAGGTGGTTGACTTGGTTAGGTGCTACTTTTGAAGATTGCAATTATCCAGGTTATAAGTCATTTAAGATAGAGAGGAAGTAATATGTGTGACCCAATATCAATAGCAGTAGGATCAGCATTAGGTGCTACAGGAAGTGCGACAGCTGTGGGAATGGTTGGAGCTAGTACTTTATTAGGAGCAGGGTCTTCAATAGCAGGATATGCAGGACAAAGAAGACAAGCTAAACAACAAGCAGCCTATCAAGCACAGTCCATAGCAGCGGCTCAAAGAAAAGCAGGTTTTCAAAGGACATCTCAAATACTAGAAGCTCAACAGAAGCAATTAGCTTTAGCACAAGAAAAAGGAAAAGTAACTAAAGCAGCTAGAGAGCAGTTATCTCGTGCTACTGTATCAGCAGGTGAAGCAGGTGTGTCAGGTCTTTCAGTGCAAGCTTTAATGGATGATTATATCAGACAACAAGCAGGACAACAAGTAGCTCTTACCACTCAACAAAAACTTTACGGTCTACAAAGTGGTATGAACCTACAACAATTAGGATTAGCTTCTCAACAGGAGATACTAGGACTTAGTCAGCCTATTGAAAGACCTAGTTTATTATCAGCAGGATTAGGTGCTATCAGCGGTGGACTTAGTGGATACGCAACAGGGTCAAACATAGCGAGTAGAATGGGAACAAATAGACCTAGAACAATAAATATCGGAGGAGGTAAAACTTCTAGGTATATGCCTAAAACAGATCAATATAGCATTCCTACACCAGGTTATTAATTATGGACGAACGAGTACAAGTACAAGGGTTAGGTGAAGCACCTACAGTTCAACCTGTTGACCTTCCTGGTTATCAATACGGAATAGGTCAGCCTAGAGCTGGTACTAATAAACTATTACAACTTGCAGGTGATCTTGAGAAAGTAGGGATGATAGGCAAGCAGTACAGTCAGCTACAGGTACAACAAGAAAGAATAGGTGCGGAACAAGCTGAAGCTGTGGCAGAGCAAGATATAATCAATGAGGTTAAGAACTTAAAAGATTTAAATAGATTCAGTCCGTTGGCTTTAGCTAATAGAGATAGAGCTTATAGAGATGCTTTATTAAAGAGGTATGTAGGAAATACTATGTTACCTAACTTACAAGCTAAAGCAGCTGAGTTAGTTGATGTAGAAAAGTACAAAGATACAGACTCTTTTCTAAACGCAGTAGATACAGAATTATCTAAAAGTTGGCAGGGTTTAGTAAGCGAGATAGGAGAAGATAAAGCTAACTCCGTTGCAGCGAAAGCCATGTGGAGTTCTATTGCTCCTAAATATAAAAGCGATTTAACAGCAGACTTTGAAAAAGCGAAACAAGATTTTATAGAGAACCAAGAAGAAGAAGATTTGATGCACGATTTAAGAGGTGCACAGATGGACTTGGATACTATTCAGAACATAGCTTTGAACAGGGAAGAACTAATGAAGCAGCAAGGGATAACAGACCCAGCAGCAAGACAGCAGATATTACTTAATTCTTTTTCTACTCATTTAAATACTTTAATAACTAAAGGTAAATACAAAGATGCTACCTCTTTTCTTACCTTGATGGAGATGACTAAGGTAGATAACAGAAGGGTGTTTGGTTCTGCGTTAGCTCAATACAAAATGAACGAAGCTTCTACTGCTATACGCAGCGGTATGCAAAAAGGTGCTTCTGTATCTAAAACCACACAGCAACAAATATACGCAGGGTATTATAAGACAGCGTTGCAAGGTTTGAATGCTATGACTAAGTTCAACTATCAGTTAGAACCTCATCACCTAGCAGCTTTTAAAGGACTTATTGAACCTTTGAGTACGGAGTTAGCGGACAATCCCAAAGCTTTAGAGGAAGTAGTTCAAGGTATAATAAAATCACCTAACCCTTTAGCATCTCTTAGAGGTAAACTTTTTGAATTGTCTAACTCTGTTGATGCACCTGACTTAGCTAAAGAGCTGTACATAGGTAACAACGCTAAACTAGAACCAATAGAGAAAGCTGTTTTTGAGCGTCCTGAATTAGGGGTTAACTTAAAACCTGAATATAAAGCAGAACAGGTAGAGGAGTTTAAAGAATGGGCAGCACTGCAAGAGAAGCCGCCTACTGTAAAAGATTTTATAGAAGACGAAGCAAAGAATTATACACCTTGGGCAGAGTTAGAACAAGCTGGCATAGAAGCAGAAGAACGAGGTGCTGTTTTAAACTCTACTTATTACAAAGGCGTAGAGTCTTCTATCGGTAAGATGATGCGGTATGAAACAGAAGCTGCTTATGAAGACCCTGATGAAGATCAAGAAAGATTAATTGATGAGACTTATTTAGGTATATCAGGTAGAAACTTTAAACGCAGTGCTACAGAACGGATACAAGAAGCTTTAAAGAACGCTGCACCTAAAGATGACAAGGAAACTATTAAGATTCTAAGTCAACTAGAACAAGAAGAAAAAGACAGGTGGTTGCGTATTGTTAA